TAGTAATCATAGGAGCTGGTGTAGCGGGCGTAAACGCTGCAACTAAATTAGTAGATAACGGTTATCCTGGCGACCATATCACAATTATTGATATGGGTAACGATCCATATAACCGTAAACCAGAAGAAGTAATGACTGGGTTTATGGGCGCGGGTGGTTGGAGTGACGGCAAATTAACTTATCATACTTCAATTGGTGGGCATATGTCCAAATATTGCGGTGAAGATAAAGCTATGTCGTTATTTAATGAGGTAATTGAGAATTTTAAACGATTCCATCCTAAACCAGAAGCAGTACAGTGTTCAAACCCGGTTGCAGAACCTGATTTTATTAAGCCATATTTTGGGTTACGTTTATTTCCAGTATGGCATGTTGGTACAGATTATTTACATGAAATTGGTAAAAATTGGTACGATTACCTTTGTGATAAAGGTGTTGAATTTATTTGGAATACTAAAGTAACTGATATTAATTTTGATGAACAAATTATATCTATAGGAGCAGTAGATGAAATAAAATATGATCGCCTAATATTTGGTGTAGGTAAATCTGGTATTGACTTTGGTAAACAATTAGCTGAACAGTATGAATTACCTACAGAATCTAAACCAGTACAAATTGGTGTACGCTTTGAAGCACCACAAAAACATTTCCAAAAATTAATTGATATTAGTTATGACTTTAAATTATATCGTAAATTTGAAGATAAAGGTGTATCATTAAGATCGTTTTGTACTAATAATAATGCTGCTTATGTAGCTGTTGAAGAAACATATGGTGATCACAGTTATAATGGCCATGCTAAGAAAGATGAAGCATACCGTAATGATATGACTAATTTTGGTATTTTAATGGAAATTAGGGGCATAGATAAACCATTTGACTGGTCACGTGAAGCAGTTAAAAAACTTCAAATTGATGGTACTGGTACATATTATTCACCTAGCCATAGAGTACCATCTAAAACAAGTGAGGGCGAATATGTTAAAACTGAAATTGTAAATAGCTTAGATTCATTATACGATGCTATTGGTGATAATGCTGTTTATATTGAAGATTTTATTGAAGATATGACTAAAATATTCCCAACATTAGGAAATGATTGGGGTGTTTATATGCCAGAAGTAAAATATTTATCACCAGAGCCACTTGTAGATTATAATAATTTGTCACTCAAAACAAGACCAAATGTCCATTTTGTAGGCGATGCTCTCTCAGCAAGGGGTATTACAGTAAGTGGAGCACAAGGTACATATGTAGCAGAATCAATTCTTAAAGTTAGAAAATTAGATATTTTAGATGAAGTTAGAAGTTATAAATAATGAATAAAGAAGAAAAAAGATTACAAGAAGCTCGAGCTATTGAAGAACAAAATAGAACTAGGGGAGTAGAAGATTTTCCTAAGTCTCGAAAATTAAAATCCCCTGATGGTACTATTGTTTATATATGGGATAACAAATTACATAATTGGGAAGGGCCAGCACGTATTCCTGAAGGTAATGATAGATTAAGAGAATATTATATATATGGCATAAGATATTCAGAAGAAGAATGGAAAGAGAGGAAAAGAGCTGGTAAGGGTTTACCATGGTATAAAGATCCTAGATTTAAAGGTAGAAACGCAGGGTAATGAAAATAGGTTTTTGTGGAACAATGAGTGTAGGTAAAACTACACTAGTTAAAGCGCTTCAGGAGTTACCTGAACTTAAAGATTATAAATTTGCAACTGAACGCAGTGCATATTTGAGTTCATTAGGCATACCCCTTAATCACGAAACAACTATAGAGGGACAAACTATATTTTTAGCAGAACGTGTAAGTGAACTTATGCAACCTAATATAGTTACGGATAGAACTATTATAGATGTAATGGCGTTTACTAAATGTGCTAAGAAAACTAGTGTAACTGATGGTATAGGATTTGTAGAATATGCTAAACGTTTTCTTTACCAATACCACTATATGTTTTATATTTCTCCCGAAGGTTTACCTATAGAAGATAATGGTGTAAGAGAAACGGATTCGAAGTATAGAAATGAAATAGATATGTGTATTAAGGAATTATTAAAAAAACATAGACCAATACACCATATAATTAAAGGTTCTACAGAAGAACGAATTGAACAAATATTAAAAATAATAACATTTTAATCATGAAAATTTGGAAATGGATAGTAGGGTTACTTGCAATGCTTGGTGGTGTGGCAGCAGTAGCTTCTACTCAAAATAAAAAGAAAAAAGAGCACACTAAAAAGGTTAAAGAAAACCAAGGTAAAATTAAAACTGTACAAGCTAAAACTAGAAAAGTAGAAACACAACGTGCTGAAACTAAAAAAGCAGTTAATGTACAAAAGAAAAAAGTTGTTAAAGCTAAAACACAAGTTAAAAATACGGATGGTGCTAAAAAAGTAACCCGTGATTTTAAGAAAAAATATAGGGGAAAAAAATGAAAAATCTATTATTAATTTTATTTTTAAGCTTATCTAGTATTTTTTATGCCCAACAGGATACATTAAAAATTCCTGCGGACGAATTAGAAGAATTTTTTTTGGCCCTTGATACTCTTGAAATACAAGATTCATCTAAAGCAGTATTAATTGAAGAACTCGAACGAACTATTAAACTATATGAATTATTAGTTGAACAGGATAGTTTAGTAATGATGTATAAGGATGAAGAAATATTTCTTTTAAATGAGCAAATTCAATTACATTTAGATTACATAAAATCCCAGGATAAATGGTATAACCAACCCGCGGTGGGTGCCGCAGCAGGTATACTAGGAACTATACTTTTAATACAAACTTTAGATTATACATTGCCTGACTAATTTTTATATATTTATTATTGTTAACAACAATATTTTGCAAAATGAATAAAAACGAAATCAAGCAAATTATACTTGAAGAAATTGAAGCTGTTATGAATGAAATGGCTTCTCCTGAGCAATTAGCTGCAGACTCACGTCCTGAGGAAGATGACCGCATTGCCCGAGCAATGGAAACTGGCGACGAAGATGAATTAGAAGATCTTGCCGCTGGCGAATTAGATAGAGCAGGCTTAGAAGAAATGGCTCGTACATCTAATATCTTTAAACTTTCTAAAGAAGCTAGTATGAAGGATGTCCTTCAATTTATGCAACGTGTAAATGACGTTCTTAAAACGTATAAATCACCAGGTCAAAAACGTCCTAAAAAACGTTTTACACCTGAAGAAATGAAAGCATTAGCTACCGCAATGCTTAACCCAGAGGGCTTTACGTCTAAGGATATAATTGCTAATACTTCATATAACAGTCCAGCTCAAGCAAATAAGTTTTTAAAAGCGCTTGAAATGAAAGGTTTAATTACATTAACTTCACAGCTTAAAAAATCAATGGAACCAACTCGTGATCCAGATGCCCCCGAAACTAGAGGTAGAAAGAGAAGAGACGCAGAATTTGATATGTCAGATGACCCAATGGCTGACTTAGATGCCTTAGGCTTAGGAGGCAGCATTGATCTAAGCGACCCATTAGCAGAAAATAACAACACCATGAGTGAATTAGAAAAATACATTAAGCAAGTAATCAAAGAAGCTAAAAACCCATTAGCTCAGAAGATGAAAGAGATTGAAAATCAAGGACGCGTTGCCGCACTTGAAACTAAATTAGCAGCTATCGCTGAAATGATCGAAGAAACTGAAGGTCGTTTAACTCGCATTGACGAAGATAACGAATTCAAAGAAATGATGGATAAAAATGCTGTTAAAGAAGTTCGTAAGCAACTTAAAGAACTTGAAAAAGCTAAAGGCAAACTTGAAAAAGAAAAAACTAAGATGGAAGGTAAGGGAATGAAAGCCTATAAATCTAAGGAAGTAATGGATGAAGATCTTCCAGTTGAAGAAGATTCAGTAGCTGAAGACGCAGTAGAAAGTGCCGTTGATGAAGTTGAATTAGAAGAAGATGATTTTAAATTAAATGAATCATTTAAACGTATGCAAAAGTTAGCTAACCTTAAAGGTTAACTTAAACAAATATTAAAATTAAGGGGACCAATAGGTCCCCTTTTTATTAGTATGTATATACGATGGCAGATATAAAATCAATCATAAAGCAGGAATTTGTTAAATCAGCAAGCGATCCTGTTTATTTTATGAAAAAATATTGTTGGATACAACACCCAACAAGAGGTCGCACCCAATTTAACCTATACCCATTCCAAGAAAAAGTATTAGGTCTACTAAATAAACACGATAAGTCAGTAATCCTAAAATCAAGACAACTTGGTATTTCAACACTTTCAGCAGGTATAGCTTTACACATGATGTTATTCCAAAAGGATAAAAATATCCTTGTAATAGCAACAAAACAAGAAACAGCTAAAAACCTAGTAACTAAAGTACGATTTATGTACGATCA